GTACGGAAATTGAATCTCATTGGGTACTTGAACTTATTAAGAATCCTAATCCAATGCAAACTTGGCAAGATGTAATGTATTCTATATCCGTTAACGATAGTTTATTTTCTACTGCTTTATGTTATGCACCAAGAAGAAGTTTTGGAATAGTTAATTTATTTGTTCCACTTGCAAGGCATAAGGTTCAAATCAATACTTCTGGTAGAACTCTTAAACAAATGGATAAAGGTGGTCTTATTAAAGATTATACTTACAATTATGAAGGTGAAAAACCCGAAACACTAACAAATGAAGAAGTAGTTATCATTCAAACTACAGATGGTGTGAATATTTTAGATTCTATATCAAGAATTGAATCTTTAAAGTACCCATTATCTAATATTAAGGCACAATACAATAAACGTAACATCCTTTTAGAGAACATTGGTGCTATTGGTATCTTATCTGCTTCAAACTCTGATTTAGGAGGTGCTTTACCAATGAGTCCAGAAGAAAAAGAACAAATACGTAAAGATTGGTACAATCGTTCTAAAGATGAGATTATTATTTCTGAAAACGATGTTAAATGGACTCCAATGTCTTATCCTACTAAGGACTTAATGTTGTTTGATGAACTTAAAGCTGATAAACTTGCTATTATAGATGCTTTTGGTCTTAACTACTATATTTTCTCTAACGAAAGTGGCTCTACTTATTCTAACGTAAACTATGGTGAGAGATTATGCTACACTTCTACTATCATTCCAGAAGCTGAAAGAATTTATAATAACATCACCGAACAACTTGGATTAGATAAAGAAGGTTTAAGATTAGTTGCTGATTATACTCATCTACCAGTTTTACAAAACGATATACTTCAAGAAGCACAAGCAATAGATTATAGAACTACTGCATTAATCAAAATTCAAGGGGAATTAGGAATTACTTTAAGTGATGACGAAAAGAAATTATTTATTGGATTAAAGAAAGGAATTAAATAATCATTATATTTGCAACGTGTGGATAGGTTAGAGGTAATTGGCTAACTGAACACCGAAGCGTTAACGGCTTCCACACTTTCTTTTTTAACGCATAATTTTAACGTAAAAAATCATGAATGAAATTTGGAAGGACGTACCTAACTATGAAGTAAGGTATAAAGTATCTAATTTAGGTAGAGTAAAATCTATTTTAAAAAATGGTGAAAAAATAATGAAAGGAAGTATAAGTGTTAAAGGCTATATGCAATACACATTAACTATGAAACCTAAATATAACGTATTTACTGGTCAGCAACTTGTAGCAATGGCTTTTTTGAATCATATTCCATGTGGCGTTAATTTAGTAATTGACCATATTAACGACAATAAATTAGATAATAGAGTTGAAAATTTACAAGTAGTTACTAATAGATATAATTCTTATAAAACACAAGGTAAATATTCAAGCAAATATAAAGGTGTACATTTTGTTAAGGCAACTAAAAAATGGAGGTCTCATATAGTAATAAATAACAAAACAATTCACTTAGGTTATTTTGATAATGAATACCAAGCACATTTAGCTTATCAAAAAGCTATTTCTGAATTATAAAAAAGCCCCTCAAGCAAGAATCAACAGCGAGAGGGGCTTAAAAGAAAGAAATAATTAATCAAATACACCGAAAGAATAGAAGAAAAGCGTATCTAAGCACAAATATAATAATTATATATCTAATCTCCTAAACAAAGATTTGATAAGCATACTTAAACCAGCTAAACAGTCAGGTGCATCATCGAATTTAGTTTTACCCTCCTTACTGAAATGTAATAAGTTCTGCATAAATTGGTGATAATCGTTATTATTTTCGTACTTAACAAAAACGAATGAGTTTATAATTGAAGCGGATTGCATTATAATTCGAGTCATTTTGTTCTGCGTATTGTGGACTTGAAGTATTTTTGTTCTTGTTTGCTTTTGCAGACCTCTAGCGAACATGCTCCCCATTGCATTACTTTCTACCCTACAATAAGAAGTTCGGTATCTATTTAACTTCTCTGCAATCAAAGGAATGGTTACATCGGTATTATTTTTATTAAAACAATAATCTGCAATGTAAATAGTTCCATCAATAATAACTGCTAGTGCCATAGCTGTGTAATCTGCTCCTTGGTCTGATACATCGACATAAGCAATACTTCCAGCACTTCTACCTTTGATAAGATTAAAGTCTGCTTCACTAATCGTACGTAAATTAGAGAATAAACGACCTTTTAAATCGACTGGCTCTTGCATATACTCCGCACTCCAAATATCTGGATTGATTTTCTTACGAATCATCTTATATTGGTCTGTAGACATTACATCAGCACAAAAAGTTTCTTCATTCGCATCTAAGGCTGGAATGACTATCGATTCATCATAACTACCTTCTTGAAAATTCTTGCCTATAACATCATTTGTCGACCATCGAGTACCAATATCAATCTTAGCACACGTTCGTTCAAGACGAGAGTCATGAGTACCTTCTTTCCATTGCAAAACCCTATCATTGGTGACATCGGATAGTGCATCCTCAATACCACGATACAAGTCATCGGTAATAGCAAGTTTTGTAGCACCAAAACCGATAATTGTTCCACCTACACCTGCTCCAAAATAACCTACTTGACGAGATTTATTAGTATTCCAACCATTAAGGTTTGCTTTATCATTGGAAATAGTTACATCTGGAAATACGGAATTAAACTTTTCTGATTTTAAGACTTGACGTACATCGTAAGAGAACTTTTGATATAGAGTTCCAGTACAAGTATTACGCATAACAGACTCGGAAGGATTCCTACCTAAAGTCCAAGCACAAAATAATGTTGTTATATATGATTTTCCTCCCCTTGGTGGTACTGATACCGATAAAGAGTTAATCTTACCTTCTTCGATTCTTTGGAAAGCTCTAGCGACACGTTGTAAGAATTTACGTTTAAGAAAGAAATCTTTGTCATAGAACTTACAAAACTCCCAAAAGTCATCTTTACCTAACTTGGCTCTAAGATGGTATTCCAGTGCTTTCCTCGCTTCTTCCTTCGTTGCTGTCTTCTGTTCCTTCTCCGAGGGCAAGTTCTTGTTCTCTAAAGTAGTCTGGTTCATCATCATCATCGTCATTTAATAGTGCTTTAATATCTTCTTCTGAAAAGTTGCTTATATCAACTGTAACATTTTTACTTTCCACTTCTTGTGCGTGTGGTTTGTAGGCGTTATCCATCAATGCTTTATAGGCATTTACATCACCTTTAAGTGCTTTTTGTAAAATAGCTAGTGTCATTTGATATTCTATAGGAATATATGACTCAATACCCGTAATAGGGTCTTTTCCCCATCGTGTAGCTTCTAAAATAGCACGAACCACTGTACTTCTATTCAATCTGCCTTTAGGTCTACCACCAAGGTTTCTTTTAGGTACATCAGTTTGTTCAACTTCTATAGGTTCATCTTTTTTAGTAACATCGTCTGGTTTAGGTACTTTTAATGGATAAAGTGCTTCTTTTACCTCTTTTTCGCTGTATTTGTTCCTAAATTGTACTTTTTCAATGAAAGAAAGTCCTTCATCACCACGTTTTTTAGGTTTTATAACATATTTGCCACGTTTAGTACCAGCTTTTACACCTCTTGGCTCTACCTTTTTCTTTCTTGGTCTTGTAACCTTAGGTTTTTTAGGTTCGGATTCTTCGTTTTGTTCCATTAGAATAAATCAATTAATTGTTCTGCTTGAATAATATTCGTTTCGTATTTACCTCTGCCAGATTTAGTTTTCAATCCAAGGTTAAACTTTTCACGAATTAACTCGTCTTGTTCTTCTGTAGTGCATATTACTATGAAGTGTGAACGCTGTTCTGTAGGTGTTTCTTGTGGTTCAAACATATTATCGAATGAATCAAAGTTTAAAGCATCTAACTGAATATCTAAGTTCAGTTCATCTAGTGAAAAACTACCAAAACTTAAATCACCTTCCATAACTTCAATGCAATTACTACGATTAGCATCAACATGAAGCAAGAGGTCACGATAACCTCGAACCTCTTGTCTTTTGCTTTACGTGCTTTAACACGTTTATTATGGTCTTTAACAATCTTAACACGTTTTACTGGATTCTGCAAATCACGTTTTAGTTGTCTTTTTTGTTTTCTAGCGTAACTCATTGCGTAGTTTTTTAGCTTTATCATCGTACCACCTTGCTTTCTCTAAGTCACGTTCAATAGATTGGTCTGGTTTTCTACCAGCACGCATTCTGTATTTAAAAGCTGTCATTTCACAATGCAAGATTAATGCTTCCGTACCCCAAAGTAATTTCATCATATCAATAACTTCCATACTACCTTGTTTGTAGTGTTCAGGGTTTATGAAGTCATAATTCTCTTTTTGGTCTAAGTTGTTAAGCTTATCTAGCTTTTCAGTTATTTTATCTGCTTTATCTTTACTCATTGTTCTAAAAAATTCAGTTGTGAAAGTATCTACTCCTTCTATTTTACCACCGCTCTTACATTGCATTATCTGACCTAAGAAACTTTCATAATTATCACCTAAAAAGTGGTAGAATTTAATTATAAAGTTTTCTGACTCTAACAAATCTCCGCATTTAGGCTCAAACCTTCTATACCATGCTTTAAAGTCTTCCATAGGTAAACAATGTTTATCATTACCAGCTTGAAGACCTACAAAGCCATCAGAAGTGTAACCCATGAATCCATAGACTACACCGCTCTCTTTATGTTGATATGTTATCATTAGTCCTTAATAAAAGTTCCGTTAACAGTCTTACCAGTTCGGTTTTTAATTTCTTGATAAGCAATTTCTTCGCACTCATCAATATCAAAACCTAATTGCTCTGCTAGTATTGTAATAACAACTCGAATGTCCCCAAGTGCGTCAATCTGCTCTATTTTATTGCCTTTAAGGATTGCGTTAGCAAGTTCTCCAACTTCTTCGCTTAACTTCATGAATTGTTGAGGTGCTAATTCTGGATTTAATAATCCTTTTGGCTCTCCCCATGCAAGTATTTCTTTCTTTCTCATTTTTATTAATTTAAATCGTCATTTAACATATTCATTTCTTTTCTTAACTTTCTATAGAAGTTGAACACTCCTTTTCTATTCTCACGAAAACTCCATCTAATAGAGAATAGTTCACGTTTAGAGTATTTCATTAGTCAAGTATTTTAATTCGTTTCATTAACTTATAATCAATATCATATTCTGTCCTATATGGAGATGCTTTTTCAGGATTGTAACTGATAAATCTTTTTGCTATCCAATATTCATGGTTTTCATCCCTAACCAAACACAACTCACCAACTTCTGGAAGCATAATCGGTCTTTCTTGACTAAAACCCCATAAGGTGTATTCTGTGAATGAAAGTAATGATTGCTTAGACTCGGTTGTTTCTTTGCCATCTAAAGTAAATGACATCACTTCGTCTTCACTAAACTCAACAAGTATTGGAAAATTAATACTTTCTTCAAAACGTACTACACCCCATCCATACTCAACATGAAACACTCTGTCTCCTTCTTTAAATATTTCTTTCATCTTTATTAAAATATCCAGTTCAACAATAAGTAAATTACTAAAGCAAAACCTACTCTAATAAAACTCTCTACCATAGCACTATTGTTACGTAACCAATTCAATAAAGTATCAGTCTTTAACCATAACAAAGGCACTACTACTAATCTATCTGCAATAAACACAGAAAACATTATAGGCATCAACACGATACCTACAATGAATTTTAAACTTTTCTTAAACTTTTCCATGACTAAAAAGGTAAAGAATCATCATTACTTTCAATCTCTGCAATAACACTTTTTTTAGGTTCAAAACCTTGTCCTTGTGCATCCTTTACAGCATTACTACCAATCTTACTAATCTTCCATACATCTAGTGTATTAAAGAACTTACTTTCGCCTTTAGGATTAACCCATTCTCTACCATTAAGATTGAAGCTAACCTCTACTTCATCACCAATAAACAAACTATCAATAAGGTTACACTTATCTTGTGTTAACTGAAACATGATGTCTTGTGGGTACATATTAGTATCATCAACAACTACAAACTCTCTCTTAGAGAACTTCTCACTAATAGCTACAGTAGAACCTACTACCTTAACCTTTCCTTTCATTACATAACTCATAATTATTCTTTTTAATTTATACCACAAAGATAACTTTTAAATATTTAAAAACAACACTTAATTTAAATAAACACAAAAATAATCTTTTTTGCATAACAAATAATTTAACATAAACAAACATAACACTTGACAATGTCAATTATTTATTGTAACTTCAATTCGTCGTTTGACAACGTCGCCTTGCGACAACGATTGACACTCCTGCCCACTCAGGTAACTTGGAGTAACTATATCCCATCCTTTAACAGTCTGTAATCCTTTGCTTGGCTTCGGCCTGACAAGTCCTCGCTCTGTGTAGGTTACACGTGATTGCATACCCAGTGCATTTAAATTGCATTGCAAAAAATTCCAGAAAATTTTTCACGAGGTTTTAAATTACAAGTAAAAAAAATCAGAAATTTTATAGAGGTGTCTGAATAGGAGTTTGACGTTTTCCCATGAGCATGGGGTACCCCTTATCCCTTGCGTTTCAACGAGTTACGGGGTTGTATGCGTATTGTGTTATGGTTGTTTATGGTTGTTTTGTGGTTTGTTGACTCAAAAAAAATGTTGTGTTGTTTTAAATTGCATTGATATTTGATTTGTGTAAATGGTGGGAACTTGGTTTTTTTAGAAAAAGATTATTTTTAATCTATGGTATGTTACTGCAGGAATTGTATGTAAATTCTTTGTATTGTTTTGTAATGTTTTTT